TCAGACCTTTCTTTACCTCCAACTCTAATAAACCAATTTTTATAAAATTTTATAAAAATTGGTTTATTAGAGTTGGAGGTAAAGAAAGGTCTGAGAGATTTCTAAATAATCTTTATAGAACCGGAAACCTTGTTGTTCGAAGGCAAACGGCAAAGATTTCTAGCAAAAATGCAAACAATCTATATAAGGGGTCTGCCGCTCCTGAAATTGACATAGAATTTCTTAAAACTAAAAGGAAAGAGATACCTTGGAAATATATATTTTTAGATCCAGCTACTATTACGGTGGTAGGCAATGAGCTTTCCAACTTTGTTGGTCAAAAGAATTACGCCATTCTTCTTCCTCCGGGCTTAAGAAAAGCTATCAATTCCCCCAAAGGAGAAGGGGAGAAAAAAATAATTTCTCAACTGCCTCCCGAACTTATACAGGCAGCCAAAACAAATAAACCCTATCCTCTCCCCTCAGAAAACACACTTGTCTTTCATTATAAAAAAGATGATTGGCAGATATGGGCAGACCCCATGATCTATGCTATTCTTGACGATGTTATTTTGCTTGAAAAATTAAAATTGGCAGACACCGCTGCTTTAGATGGGGCAATATCAAATATTAGGATTTTTAAGTTAGGAAATTTAGAACATAGAATAGCTCCTACCCCAGCCGCAGCCGCAAAGCTGGCTGATATATTAGAAAATAATGTAGGCGGAGGAACAACGGATTTGGTTTGGGGGCCAGACATAGAACTGCTAGAATCAAAAACATCCGTCCATCAATTTTTAGGTCAAGGAAAATACGAGCCTACCCTTAATTCTATTTATGCTGGACTGGGCATTCCTCCAAGTCTTACTGGCCTTAGTTCCGCAGGAGGGGGCCTTACCAATAATTTTATGTCTCTCAAAACTTTGATAGAAAGACTAGAATATGGAAGAAATATGCTGCTTTCTTTTTGGAACAATGAAATTGCCATAGTTCAAAAAGCAATGAATTTCAAACTTCCTGCTAATGTAGAATTTGATAGGATGACATTATCTAATGAAGATTCAGAAAAGCAACTATTAATACAACTAGCTGATAGAAATTTAGTTAGCAATGAAACATTACAAAGAAAATTTGGTGATCATCCTGATATGGAAAAAATTAGAATTTCTCGTGAATTTAAAGATAGAGATGGCGGAAAGGCCCCAGATAAGGCTAGCCCATTCCATGACGCAAATAATGATGCTAACCTTAGGAAAATTGCTTTGCAAACAGGTATCGTTACCCCAAGTGAGGTAGGTTTAGAATTAGAGGAAAGAAAAGAGGGTGAAAAGAATAGTCTAGAGATGAGAGCCCCTAAGCCGGGTCCAGAAAAAGACGGTCCTCCCGGACAACCCGGACAGGGCAGGCCTCCTAATCAAAAAGACACAAAGCCCAGAAAACAAAAGCATGTAAACCCAAGGACTGGAGCAGTAGTAAAACTATGGGCAAAAGAAGCTCAGGCAAAAATTGCGAATTTTGTAAATCCCATGCTTCTTGATCACTACAAAAAGAAGAACATGAGAAGCCTAAGTAGTAAACAGGCCAACGAAGCCGAGACAATAAGATTTGGTGTCCTTTGTAACCTGAGGGCATTTTCTAACATAGACGAAAAAACAGTACATGACGCTCTACAGGCCCCCTTACCGCCAGAAATTTCTGCCACGTACAAAGACTGGTTGTCAGAATTTTCAAGTAAAATGGGAAGGCAGTCATCTTTAGAAGAATCTAGAGATATGCAGGCTGATATATATGCTGTTTATAATTCATAGGTCTTTTTGGAGGGGATATTATGCGAGTAAAGATTGCAGGAAAGGTATGGAATTTTAGATTTAGTAATTTAAAAAAATGCAAGGGATACTGCGACTCTCCTAATAGTAAGGGAAAGGAGATAGTAGTGAGAAAAAATCTTCCTGCCAAAGAAGAGCTTGATGTAACCATACATGAATTGCTTCATGCTGCCGACTGGTGGAAAGACGAAGAATGGATAGAAAGAATTGGAACTGACATTGCTAACATACTATGGAAGATTGGTTGGAGAAAGACCGTAGAGTAAGATTATTCGTCCATTTTTATAGTTTATGGTGTATATTTTTTTGAGTGAGGCGTATAATACATATATGAGGGCACTAAAAATCATATGAAAATATTTCAACAAGAAATGGCTGACGGTCTAAGCGACGTAATTTCTCAAAGAAATTCTCTTGCTTATGTCGCAGAACTCAAGCCTGCCGAAAGTCAAAAAAGAAAAGATTTTATTTATCAAAACTTAGATAAGTCTGAGGCCTCAGCAAACGAACAAGAGGATCTTTACTATCTCGATTCTATTTTAGTTACCACCTGCTGGAATAAGAATGACGATGTGTTTAATAAAGAAGAAGTGTGGGCCGCTAGAAACACCCCAGAACACAAGCCCTTTAATTTAGAACACGACGAAAAGCAGATAATTGGGCATATTACGGCAAACTGGCCCGTGCACGAAAATCATAGCGTTATCTCAAATGACCTGTCTGCCGAAGAACTACCAGACACATATCATATTGTTACTAGCGCGGTTATCTACAAAAACTGGACAGACCCCGAACTTCTGGGCAGAACAGAATCCTTAATAAAGGAGATAGAGTCTGGCAGTAAGTTTGTATCTATGGAATGCCTGTTTAGGGGATTTGATTACGCGATCATGACCCCTGACGGAGGGAGCCACATCATAGCTAGGAATGAGGAAAGTTCCTTTTTAACCAAACATTTACGGTCTTATGGGGGGGATGGTGTATATGAAGATTACAGGGTGGGTCGTTTATTGAGAGATATTGCGTTTTGTGGAAAGGGTTTGGTTGACAGACCAGCCAATCTTTCTAGTATTATTTTTAACAAGTATCAACCGTTCGTTGCTCCGAAGAATAGTAGTGCAAAGTTATTGCTCCCTACCTGCGCAGCAGCAGTACACAATAGTAATAAAGAGGAGATACTAATGTCTGAAGTGAATATGGAAGCTTATAAGAACCAGATACAAAGCCTAAAGGCCGAGGTGGACACTCTTATAGAGACCAATAGTCAGCTTGAGAAAAAATTGGTCGATGCTGGTGCCAAGCAATACGAAGATACCATTGCTGCACTAGAAGCGAATGTAGAAGCTGACACACAAACTATTGCTGATTTGAACTCTAAAATTGGTGAAAATAAAGAGACCGTTGAAGGTCTTGAAGCCAAGATTCAAGAAATTGAAGAGGCTAAGTCTGCCGTTGATTCTGAGCTTTCGGAAATCAAAGAAAAGATGCGAACAGAGAGCCGTATCTCTATTTTGGTGGAAGCAGGGCTAGATGAAGACAAGGCGACAGACACGGTAGCCAAATTTGCCGATCTCAATGATGAGCAATTTGAAGCTATTGTCCAAATTACCAAGTCTGCTTTTGAGGCCGAAACTTCTGAAGAGGACGTTGAGGCAGCTTTTCCTGACTTTAAGAAGAAGGATGATGAAGAGGAAGATGATGAGAAGAAGAAGAAAAAGAAAGATGCTAAGTCAGAAGATACAACTGAAGATGAAGCCGAGGCAGAAGCCGAAGCCGCTGATCTTGATGATGTTGAAGCTGACAAGCAACCTGATTTATCTGCCTCTTCTGAATCAGACGAAATTGGGCATGCTCGTTCGGCTTTGACCGAGTTCATTTCTAACAAGTACTTAAAAGTTTAAACTTTTTTATATGTGAAGGAGACATAATATGGCTCTTAAAGGTGACCGATATGAAGCGCTTACCGATAACTCATTCTTTGGGAATGAGGCTATGGAACGCGGAATCATCGTTGTTCATGGCAACGGCTCGGCTCAGTCCGGCGGCTCTGGCATAGGTATGGATCAGGCGGAAGCTATTGTAGCTGTTCCCGGCGGGTCTGTAGCTGGCGACACAGCTGAACCGGCTGGATTGCTTCTAAATGATGTAGTTGATATTGATCTTACCAGACAGCACCTTAACCAGCATCAGGACGAAGTCCAGCTGGGTGGTAAGGTATTGTTGATGAGACAGGGTTGGGTTGTAACTGATCAAGTTGATTCGTCTACAATCTTGGCCGGAGACGTTGCACATTTCGATACAGATGGTAAATTTACCACTGGCACGACTTCGGATCAGGTTGGAAGATTTCTTAGTACGAAAGACGCTGACGGATACGTCAAAGTCTGGGTTAACATAGTATAAAGAAAGGAAGCAATAAAATGGCTGATAAAGTTTTTACTCCTACGCCTGAAATGGACCAGCTTCTTAAAGACTCTGGTTCACCGCGAAAGGAAGTGGCTCTGGCCGCAACTGCTGAGCTTGCAAAAGCTCTTGAGCTTCCTTTGCGACAAGGTTTATTGTCTGGAGATATTCTTGGTAATATATTCGAAGCTATTCAAATGGCTCCGGGTGCCTCTACTGAATTTCCTCTAGATTTCATCGCTCCGGGAACGGAACGGGACTTCGTGGCTTACACGATTCCTAATCATGGCCGGATTCCGGAAAGACACGTCGAAGGCGATTACGTAATCGTTCCGACGTATGACATTGGTGCCTCGATTGATTGGCTCCTGAAGTATGCTCGTGACGCCCGCTGGGATGTTGTGGGTCGTGCCATGGAAGTCATGGAAGCCCAATTTACCAAGAAGTTGAGTGACGACGGTTGGCACACTATCCTTAGTGCTGGCGTTGATCGTAACATTGTTGTTTATGACAGTGATGCGAATGCTGGTCAGTTTACCAAGAGATTGGTTAGCTTGCTGAAAACCGTTATGCGTCGTAATGGCGGCGGTAACTCAACCTCCCTTAACCGTGGTCGATTGACTGACCTATATGTTAGTCCAGAAGCCATGGAAGATATTCGCAACTGGGGCGTTGACCAAGTTGATGAAGTTACGCGTAGAGAAATTTACGTGGCCGAAGACGGTGCTATTAACCGAATCTTTAGCGTCAATCTTCACGACCTAGACGAACTAGGACAAGGTCAAGAATATCAACTGTTCTATAGTTCCGAACTTAGCGGTGCTCTGCCCGGAACGGATGTAGAAAGTGTTGTGGGTCTGGATCTCAGTAGACGAGATTCGTTTGTTATGCCGATGCGTGAGCAAGTTCAGGTCTTTGAAGACGACAATCTTCATCGTCAAAAACGTGCTGGCCTTTATGGATGGGCAGAACAAGGATTTGCAGTTCTTGATAATCGACGAGTTATACTTGGATCATTGTAATCTACAGTATTAAAAATAAGGGAGTTGGCGGCAGCTTGCTGTTGCCGCTCCCTTTTTTTTGTGTAATTTATCAATAGGGAGAGTGTGGGCATGTTCAACTTGAATGACCGGGTAAAAGAAACAACCTCCACAGCAGGTGATGGCAATATATCTTTAGGTGGTGCCGCCTCTGGATTTCAGAGTTTTACTGGTGGTATCGGCAGTGGAAATACTTGTCATTATACAATTGTCCACCAAGAGATAAACACTTATGAAGAGTGGGAGGTTGGCTTTGGCACTGTCAGTGGTGCTAATTTAATAAGAAATCAGGTATATCAAAGCTCTAATAATAATGCCCTTGTAAATTTTTCAGCGGGGGTCAAAGACGCCTTTTGTACCTACCCAGCAACAGGCTCAGTATATTATGAGTCTGGAGACTTCGTACCTATCCGAACCGGCTCCGCACCAGAAGATACTTCTAATAGACTTTACAATGTCGGTGGGACTCTTTTCTGGGATAGTGTTGATGTAACGGGCGGCGGCGGTGGAGGTTCTACCTATTACGCTGGCACCGGACTCACCTTAGTAGATGGTACCGGGTTCAATACTTCTGGCACTGGCTATTTTGACGAGCTTGGTATTGGTACGTATCCACCGACTTATACTCTTGACGTTGCGGGGAATGCCGGATTTGACGAATATCTCTATCATAATGGTGACGACAACACATCTATACGATTTACCGACGATAGAATAAGATTTACTGTTGGCGGACTTAATCTGCTTGGGTTACATAAAAAGGGCAGTGCTCCCCATCAAGTCACGATCAATCACGAAGCTAGCAATGCTGACTTTGTCATTAATGACAATTCTTCTGATGTTTATTTTAGAGCGGATGCTTCTAAGGGGCAAATTGGTATTGGCTCAGGTACCGCTGATTATACTCTTGATGTTCATGGAACTGGTAACTTTAGAGGCGGGGTTCGATACCCAGATGGTCAGGTGCAGATTGTTGCCTATACTGGCTGTACAGGTGTACCCGGCGGCGGTTCTGCCTATTATGCTGGTACTGGTTTAAGTTTTGACCCTGCTACTACCTTTAATATTCATATAGCAGATACTGGTGGTGCTTATCCGACTGGGATAGTCAAATTACAAGACTCTGGAAGCGACGGATATGTAGCTGGTATAGCTGTCACACCGAATGCTCTTTACGATGTGTCGGGAAATCTTCAAACTTCTATCGATGCTCTTGCCCCAGCCCCTGCTGATGGTCCATATATAACGTGGGAAGCATCGGATGATTTAAGTGATGAGCGAACGCTAACTGCTACTAGCGGTCTTTCGTCTTCTAAGTCTTCTACAGTCTTTAATATTGGGCATGCTTCAACAGGAGCATCGACTTCTAATAATTCCGGTAGAACTTACATACAAGATATAACTCTTGATGCGTATGGTCATGTTCACGGAATTGAGACAGCAACAGAGACGACAGTGAATACTTGGCGTCCTGCATATACTGCTGGAACCGGCTTACTTTTAGATGGACAGGAATTCAATAACTATCTCGCTACCACCGGTCAAAGTGGAATCACTGAATTGCTAGATGCAGTTACTAACGGTGTTACTACTAAGGCTGTCACTCCAAATGCCGTTTATGACTGGGGGACCTCAAGCTTTGATAAATATAACTATTGGACCGTTGGTGCCGGAGGAGACAACCAAGCAGTTTCAAGTCTTGAAAATCTTCAGTTTAGTGGGTCTGGTGGTATTGAGGTAGCTGTTGAGGCAGGCCCGCCTCACAAGGTTGTAATTAGTGGTAGCGGCATGGAATATAACGCAGGCAACGGCCTTCTATTGGGAGGGAGTACCTTTACATTAGATGATCCTGCAAATGGCACGACCATTAACGAAGGTACTATAGTAGATGCTGACCGGATGCTTATTTGGGATGAAGATGCCAGCAGTTGGAAATACGTTACCATAGAAGATCTTGAGGATGAAATTGGTGGTGGCGGAGGAGGAAGCTATAGTCATTGGTTTGTTTCGGGGGTTGATATTGACGAGCCTAGCGTTCCCGCCAGTGGTCAAGTTGACACTACAGACTATGTAGTCTTTACTGGGCAGGGCACAACATCTGTATCACTTTCTGGCGCAGATTTCCAGACAGTTGTAATCAGCGGTGCTCCCGATGCTACTAAAATGAGTAACTTTACTCTGTCTGACGGATCAAACACGCAGACTATTGAGGATGGAAATACTCTTAAAGTAACGGGGACTGCTTATGGGGTTGAAAGTGTTGTTAGCGCAACTGATACTGTTACTTTGGATTTACCGACAAAAGTTAATATTGATGCTTCTTTCGCTGTTTCAGGAACTGGAGATTCTATAAACTTAAATGAGACCAATGTTCACAGTGTTCTTCTAACAGGGAGTCCGGTAGCTCTTGGTATTACCGGCCCTAGCAACGGCCAAAGATTTCTTGTTAGGTTGCTGCAAGACGGGACTGGAGATAGAACTGTTACTTGGTTTGATACGGTTTGTTGGCCTAATGATGCTGTGCCAACCTTAACTCCCGATGCAAATAGAGTAGATGTATTTGGGTTCTTGGTTGTGGATGCCTCAGGACCAACATTTGAAGGATTTACTATCGGAAAAAATCTCTCTTGTTAATATTATGAGACATGATGTAAAGGATGGTGGGTGGTCTAAGTGGGGAGGGTATCCCCCTCCTCCTCTTCCCACAGATTTAGTTATACCGACAGTATTCCAAGACGATTTACCAAGACAAAAATCAGACATAGCTATATGTACAATTCCAGCTAATAAAATTGCTATGGAACAACTGAATGTCACCAGAAGAAACATCTTAAATTATGCGGATAGATGTGGGGCAGATTATATAGAGTTGTCCGGAGACCAATCACCCGAATGGCCCATGTCAAATAAGTACAGGGTATCACAAGTAACAGAAAAGTATGAAAATACACTATACTTAGACTGTGATATTGTAGTTAAGGATAATACCCCAGATGTATTTAAAACACTCGGCAAGGAAAGGATATCGTTTGTCGATGAGTGGGACATTATTAAACAGTCTTATAATTTAATATTTGAAAGCATCAAAAGAGAACGAAAAGAAATACTAGAGCAATATCCAAATCTACAAAAAAATAATAGAAGCATACAGCCTAATGGTGGTGTAATGCTTATACCTAAAAAGCTTTCTCATAGATACCATCAGCCAAAATTGCCGTATCCTAAAAGATGGTGTTTTGATCAAAACTATCTATTAATAAACTTGGAAGACAATGAGTTTGATATACTAAACTGGAAATATAATTTAGAATTTATAGACTTTGATTTTTGGTCTAAGATAGAAGACTGCTATTTTATACATGCGAATGGGTCAAGGCCAGCAAGCTACAGACTAGAACTGCTTCAGAGACTTGTTGATAAAGACTATTCGTTCTTTCGGCATTTAGAGCCTAATGAAAATGAGTATGGCCGTGAAAGATTTAGGCCGATTTGGAGGAAAAATGCTGATTAATAAAGAAAGAGAGCTAATTGTTTGGCAGCCTCTTAAAAATTACAGTACGTCATTGAATAAGTATCTTTGTAGCTACAGGGTTTTTGGGAAAGAGAGATTTAAATTCGTACAGGGTCCGGTCCCCTACCTACCTAATGATGTACTAAATCCAGAGAATGAACCGTCTTTAGGTCATACAAACTGGTATCCTAAGCGGGCTATTAATTTTAAGAAGCTATTGCCAATAAGAAATCCTTATGATAGAGCAATTAGTCAATGGAAGTTTACCATATCTAAGGGCGAGAATGTATCTTTCAATAAGTGGTTGATGGTTCATTCCAAGCAATTAATTAAATTTCCTGTCACCAAATTATATGAATATGATGAATTAATTAAAGTTGAAAATATTGAACAAGAATTAAAAAGATTTGATCTATTTAAGGAAGAATGTCCCTTCCCACACCTTAACGAGTCATGGAAATTGGCAGACAGTAAAAACTACGGTGTGGACTTTTCTTCTTTTAAGTTATCTCAGCAACAAAAAGATTTAATATATTATCTTCATCATGAGGATTTTGTCAAAGGGGAGTATGAAAAATGAGATTGTTAGAATTGTCTAACTTTGAACCCATGTTTGGAGAGCTTAAGGGGCTGCGTGTTGGAATCGTAGACGGTTTTGGAAACGTTGGTGACGACCTGCTTTATTTAGCCACAAGACAACTTTGCAACGAATTTGACGTAGATCATTTCACAATAAATCCCTTGGCTGAAGACCCTGTTCCTAGATGTGATAAATTGCTACTTTTCGCCGGGGGCAATGTTGGATACCCCAAATGTGCAGCCATAAGAAGAAAGGCATATGAATCTGGGATACCTTGCTGGATGCTACCTCAGTCTGTCTTTAAAGAAGAAGATCTCCCTTTTGAGAGGCTCTTTTTTAGGGAGTCTGTCAGTAGAGATATAGTTGGAAAGGGGGAAATAATTCCAGACCTAGCCTTGGGTTTTGATTTTCCAGAGACGAACTGCAAGAAGGGTGGGGACGAAACATTTCTTAGAAGAACCAACGAAAGCGTGTTTATTTATATTCCAAGAGAGAGGAGGAAAGACCCGGCTTCTTTTTGCCATACCCCTGAGGATTATTGGGAATATGCAGCACAATTTGAATCTATTATGACAGATAGGCTCCATTTCGCTATTTGTGGCATGGCTATGAAGGCAAAAGTAACCCTTCTTCCTGTCTATTATCATAAAAATAAAACAATATTTGACGAGTATTTATCTGATCTTGGGTGTGCGTGGCAAGACAAGTTATAAGGAATAGTGTATAATATATAATGACAGAGGCAAAAATAGCAGTAGTCCAATTATACACTTCTAATTTTGATGATTGGGCATATATTGTAAAAGAAAATAAGCAGGAATATTGTGATAGGTACGGATATTCGTTAATCACAAAAAAAGGTTTATATGGTGAAGGATTAGGCAGACATCCAAGTTGGCATAGTATTTTATTGATAAAAGAGGTGTTGAAAACTACAGACGTTGACTGGGTTTTTTGGAGTGACATAGACGCATTAATCATGGACCACACAATCAGGCTTGAAGACCTTATAAAGCCTAATTGCCATATGATAATTCCAAATCAGGGAGGCGGTTTGGTTGAATATAAATTTGTAAAAAGTTCTTTGTGCTGCGGAAATTATTTTGTGAAGAATACTCAGTGGTCTAAGGATATACTTCAAGAGATATGGGACTGGCCAGAAAAATATAATAAGATGGAATTTTTAAAGCTTAAATTTTGGGAGCAGTGTGCCATGAATTATATGTGGCATAACAATATTATGAATTTTGAGGATCGTGTTTATGTAGAGCCAGATAATAATCAATTTAATGCTTTTTACAGCCCTAGGAAAAACAGGGCCGGGGAGTTTATATTGCACTTTGCTGGGTTCTCTGGAAAGCATACAATCAAGCAGCTGATGGAAAAGTATTCTAGGTTAGTTAGGAGATAAAGGATGCAGGTTATAATTAAGGTAAAATCAACTGGACCAAACCCTAGCTATCAAGATGGAGACATTGTTAGCATAGTCGGTGATAATCATGTGTTCTCAGACACAGAAAAGAGTTCATTTCTAATTATAAAATGTTATGATGAGGTGCGTAGAGGAAAAACCTCAATAGTTTATGGAGAGGGAAATAAAATTTTAGCTAAAAGAAGGTGGTTTATTCCTTATTGGGATATTTTTACAGATAATATGGTTGATATAAGAACTCCCAGCATTATGTTTGAAAGTGATACAATATATTCTCTAGATGAAATAGCCGTGGATAAGGAAGTCGCTGGATTGTTGGAGGGACTTGAATAATGGCGCTAAGATCACAGCCAACCCATCCCCTAGGACCACGACTTGCGAGTCATGACCAGCCACCCGCCACCAGCGACGGGCGGCAACTATTATATTCAGGAACAATTAATGTTTGGAGCGGCAACCATAATGGGTCCGCTGGCAGCCCGTGGGCAGCACACATAGACCAAAGACTAGACACTCCCGCCCCATTGACCTATTCACTTTTTAGTCTATTCGAAGCTGAGCTTGATGAAGAGGATGTCTATCAAGATGGGGATATAATAACGGCATTCGCTCATGGAAATTTTGATGAGGCGGATATTGTTTTTAATGGGGGTCAGGACTTTGGAGAATATAGTAATAAAAATA